GTTCTGTTGCTATGGGTACGAATGGTGATCAAGGAACTTGGGCTAAAGTTGTTGAAACTTGGAAAGAAGTTGCTACTGACAATGCAGATGTAGGCGCATTGGCATTCTTAACTTCTCCAACTCAAATTTCTCGTTTTATGTCTATAGCAAAAGTCAGTACATCTGATTCAGTTATGATTATGAACGATCAAAATAATTTGATGGGATACAAAGTCTTTTCTACAACAAACTCTCCTGACAACCTAACTAAAGGTACAGCAAGTGGAACTTGTTCTGCTCTTACTTTTGGTAATTTCAATGATTTAATAATCGGAGAATGGGGAAGTCTGGATATATCTGTTGACCCTTATACTAATGCTGCTAAAGGTGGTACTAGAATAATCGGTCTTTATGATGTAGATGTTGCAGTTAGACACGCAGAAAGTTTTGCGGCAATTCAAGACTTAATTGCTTAATATTAATAATTAGGCGATTTATAAGATTAGGCGAGGCATTGACCTCGCCTTTTCTTTTATATAAAAGGAATTATTATGAAAATAAAAATAGTAAAACAAACATTTGTTAAAGGTCAATTAGCAGAAAAAGGCGATGTAATAGACGCTAGTGAAAATGATGGAAATTTATTAATCGGTATGGGAAAAGCTATTGCTTCAGCAGAAGATGTTAAAAAACCAGAAAACAAAGCAGTTAAAAAAAAAAGCATTTTTTCTCGTAAAAAATAATAAAGGAGTAATATGTTAATTTTTGGAAGAAAGCCAAAGCATTGGTTTGCTAGAGCTAAAGATTATAAATATCATATTCTTGGTGCTATTGCAGTTCTAATTATCTTATCATCAATTTTTTAAATGAAACTTGATTTTATCAAGTATGGAAACAGAAAGATAAAAGTTGAGTATGTATTTTTAGATAAGTTATATGGGGAATTTGACCCTAATAAACATACATTAAAAATAGATAAAAGAATTTCTGGAATGGTATTGTTCAATACCTTGATACACGAGCTGTTTCATATTATAATATATTACGCTGGAATAAATGTAAATGAACGAGGCGAAGAACCTATTGCACAAGCAGTAGGAGATGGATATGAAAAAGTGTTTAGACAAAATAAAAAATTATGGGGACAATTAACTAGGTTATTATATGGCAGTAGAATCTGATACAGAAAGAGCAATATTTTTTGATAGTGATGACTTTGCTAGTTCGGCAACTTTCACAGATGTTAGTGCTGGTACATCATCAACGATAAAAGGAATTTTTGACAAAGAATCAGTAGAACAAGCAGTAGGCGAAGCTGGTTTAATTGAAGAAGTTCCTATGTTTACTTGTAAGACTTCTGATGTAAGTGCTGCAACATTTAATGACACATTAGTTATTGATAGTGTTACTTATTATATTAAAGAATTATTACCTGATGGAACAGGAGTAACTAGAATAACTTTATCAGGATAATATGGCTCATATTAGAAAAACAATTAGAGAACACGTTGTTACAACAGTTACAAGTTTATCAACAACTGGTTCAAATGTTTATGAAACAAGATATTTTCCTTTACAGACTGGAAATCTTCCAGCTTTAATAGTTTATACTTTAGATGAAACGATTGAAGATTATACTTTAGGTAAAAATACAAGAACTCAACAAAGGTCATTAAATTTAATTATAGAAGCACATTGTAGAGGAACTGCCAATATAGATGATACACTTGATACTATTGCCGAAGAAGTAGAAGAAGCAATGGTTAGTGATGTTACTCGTGGAGGAAATGCTAAAGATACAAAATTAGTTTCTACTGAAATTGAGTTCGATACAGCTAGTCAAAAAACAGGTTTGATGAGGTTGACCTATTTAATTAATTACAATACGATAGAAAACGCAGTACAAACAGGAGTATAATTTATGGCAACAAATAGAATAAGTCTTAAAACACCAGACGGAAATAGTATTATTCAAACATCGAAAGATATGGAAGAATATTATTTAAAAATGGGGTACACAAAAGTTGGCAGTGCTGATAAAAAACCATCATTTAGCGATAAAGCTAAAATAAAAATAAATAAGGATAAATAATAATGGCAACACATACAGGCAGTTCAGGAATAGTTAAAGTTGGAACTAATACTGTTGCTGAAGTAAGAAGTTTTACTTTAGATACAACAGCAGAATTATTAGAAGATACTACATTAGCTGATACTGCAAAAACTTTCCAAGTTGGCAAAAAAGGTGCAACTGCATCTGTCGAGTGTTTCTGGGACGAAACAGACACTAATGGACAGATAGCAATAGCGGAAGGGCAACAAGTTACTATGACATTATACCCAGAAGGAGCAGATTCTTCTGATTATTATTATGGTGGTACTTGGATTATAACTGCTAATTCGGTTTCTATTCCAACAGATGGAATTATCGAAGCTACTTTTTCAGCTACTTTGACTGGTGCTTTAACTAGAGGAACAGTTTAATTTGACATTTGGCTTATAATTAAGTATTCACTTATTAATGAGTGATATTCTCGATAAAGCCAAAGAACATTTTAAATCTATTGACAGGAAAATTATTGAAGTTCCTGAATGGGATTTAACTGTCTATTCAAAACCATTAACATTAGCCGATAAAAGAAAACTTACTAGAACTACAAAACCTGATGATGTTACTTTATTTGCTGATGTACTTATTTTAAAAGCTGAAGATAAAGAGGGCAATAAACTTTATACTTTAGAAAACAAACATACCTTAATGCACTCGGTGGACCCAGAAATTGTCGCCAGAGTGGCACAACAAATATTGGAAGTAATCCCAGTTGAAGACTGGGAAAAAAAAAATCAGGACAGATAAAGAATTAGTCAATATTTTACATCTAGCAAAAGACCTTAACTTGAAACTATCCGATATAATGGATATGAGTGTAAATGAATTTAATTTATGGTGTGCATTTTACGATAAATTAAATAAAGACATAAAATTTAAAAGATAATGGCAAGAAATAGATTACAATTTGATATTAACGCAAAAGATAAAACTAAACGAGCATTTAGTTCATTAAAGCGTGGTTTAAAAGGAGTATCAAAAGCAGTCTTTAATATGAAAACTGGTTTAGCTGCAGTTGCAGGTGTTACTGGTTTAGGTTTATTAATTAGAAACTCATTACAATCAATAGACAAATTAGGAAAGTTATCAAGACAAGTATTTATATCAACAGAACGATTAGGTGCATTTCGGCTATCAGCAGAATTAGGTGGAACATCTTTAGAAGCATTTGCTAAAGGTGTTAGAACAATGGCAGTTGGTATTAACGATTGGCTTGTTAAAGGAACTGGTATTGCCCAAGACGCATTTAAACAATTAGGAATTACCCAAGAAGAATTAAGAGCAACGAATGGAGATTTGTTTGCTCAATTTGAAATAGTTGCTGATGCTTTAAGAAATATGAAAGATGGCACAGATAAAACTGCTGCAGCTTATAAATTATTTGGTGGAAGAAATATTGAACTATTAACTGCTATTGAAAATGGCACAATGGGAATGGAAGAACAATTCAAGATGGCTAAAAGACTTGGACTTGTTATGTCTAAAGATGTTGTAGGTACAGTTGAACAAGCTAACGATTCAATGGCAATGTTAAAATTAGGTTTAGTTGGTTTAACTCAACAATTTTCTGCTGCACTTGCACCAGCTATTTTAAGAGTATCAGATAATTTAAGAGAAAAGTTTTTACATTGGGTAGAAAAATCTCATGGAAGTATTACTGGTTTTGGAAATTATTTAGCAGACGAATTAGTTGAAAGTTTAGGTAAGTTTGCAGAAATAATGATTCATATAACTGAAGCAACAATTAATACAGCTATTGCTATGGGTAATTTAGGTGTTGCTGCAGCTAATGTTGTAGAGTTCTTTAAATGGAAACCTGAGTATCAAGAGTTTCACGATTTTGTAGATATAAGTGATGAAAAAATAAAAAAATTAAAAGAAACAATGTCATCATTAACTGGTTCTGGAGAAGAAGATACTATTGGAAAAATATTTAGTTCAAAAGAATTAGAAGATGCAAGAAAAAGAATTGAAGCAAGAGAAAAAGAAATAAGAGATAAAAAACTTAAAGAAGAACAAGAGGCGATTAGAAAACATTTAGATATGGAAGCCGAAAAGTTTCATAAAAGACAACAAATGATTACAGAAAATAATAAAAAAGAAAGAGAAATAAGAGAACAAGCTAAAGCAGATATTAAAAGTAATATGGAGGGAACATTAACTATATTATCAGGACATAGTAAAAAAGCGTTTAATATGCTTAAAGCACATAAGATAGCTGAAGCAATAGTTAATACTTACTCGGCAGTTATGAAAGCATTTGCAACTGTTCCTTATCCATTAAATTATTTAGCTGCAGGTTCTGCTTTAGCTTTTGGTATGGCACAAGTTCAACAAATTAGAGCACAGAAATTTACACCAAGACGACAAGGTGGAATAGTATCAGAAAATAAACCTTACATGGTAGGAGAGGGAGGACCAGAAACTTTTATTCCTAATACTGCTGGTACAATAGTTCCATCTGGTAGTGGTGGACAAGCTGTAAATGTTAATTTTACTATTAATGCAGTTGATACTGCTGGGTTCCAAGCGTTACTAGCTAATGAAAGAGGTATGATAGTTAGCATGATTAATAGTGCAGTTAATCAACAAGGAAAGAGTAATTTAATTTAATGAGTGGACAATTACCTACATCACCTGTTTTTAATGCTTTTAATTTTAAAGATGAAAGTAATACTTTAATTTCAATATCTGATAGTGGAAGAAGATTTGCTAGAAAAATTGATAATCAAAGATGGAAATTTACTTGTAGATATACATATTTAACTAGAGAAGAATTTGCACCTATACTTGCTTTTATAACTAAACAAAGAGGACAAAAAGAAACCTTTACTGTTATTCCTCCAAAAATAAAAGATGCACAAGGTTCTGAAACAACAACAATATCTGTTAATGGAGCTCATACTGCTGGAGATACAACAATAGCAATAGATGGGTTTAATGCTGATTCGGCAGGTTCACTTAAAGCTGGAGATTTTATAAAATTTTCAGGACATACAAAAGTTTATATGGTGGTTTCTGATGTAACACCAAGTTCTAATGCGGCTACTGTAACTATTGAACCACCTATTATTGAAAATTTATCTAATGACGAAACTGTAACTTATGATGATGTTCCTTTTACAGTTTATTTAACAGGAAATGTTCAACAATATAGTTTAGGCATTTCTGCGTCTAACTTATCATCAACTAATGATTTATATAATTATGAATTTGATGTTTGCGAGGCGTTCTAATGAAAAAACCAGCAATTAATATTTCAGAAGAAGCATCGGTTCAAATGCCGATGAAAACAGTAGCTTCATTGATTGCGATGGTTGCGATTGGAACTTGGGCTTATTTTGGTATTATTGAAACTCAAAATAAAATTTCAACAACATTGGAATTAATGGAAAAAGATTTAACTGAAAATACAGAATTTAGAATTAAATGGCCTAGAGGACAGTTAGGTTCATTACCAGCAGATTCAGAACAATTTATGATGATTGAGGATTTATATAAGTCCACCGATAAGTTAAACAAACATATTGAATCAATGGCTTTGAATAAAGTTAATATAGAATTTTTAAGAAAACAAATGGATAAAGTTTTAGAAGATATAGAAAAACTAAAAGATCAAAATAGAGAAATACATTATAAAAATGGAGGTCATTAATGATTGAATCAGGAATAATAGCTTTGTTAATGTTTATAAATGGGGAGATTAAAGAACATAGAATACAAGATTCGATGGCTCAATGTTTGCGTGGAAAAAGAGAAGCTGAAAGGACTTATAGTGAAACTGTGTCTTATAAATGTTGGAAAGGTAAAGCTGAAACAGAAATTTACATGGGAGAAAAATCAATAAAGAAAATAATATTAGAATGATAGAAAAATTAATGACAATGTTGGTAGGAATTTTATTAGCGTTAGCTGGTTGGTCGCTTTCAAGAACTTTTGAACTTTCAACTATTCAAGCAGTACATGAAGATAAAGTACATAAACTTGAAAGACAAGTTATGAAATTAGAAGATAAAATGGATAAGATGATGGATTCAGATGAAGAAATTATGGAACAGCATAAAAAATTATTTGATGCTTTAGATAATAATTCAACAACAGGATATAATTATAACTAATGAACGATAAAATTATTACTGTACTTTTGGCTATTTTAATTGCTCTTTCTGGTTGGTCATTATCTACTACTGTTGGGCTTAAATCAGATGTAGCTGTATTAAAAGAAAAGGTATCTAAAATGGAAAAAGATATTGAGGAAATAGGTTGGAATACTTTTGATAAAGATAAAAAAAAAAAGAAAAAGAAGAAAAAAAAGAAGAAATTAAATGTTCAATGATAGATGGTTTATAGTATTATTATTTTTTGTATTATTAGTATTAGGATTAGCTGGTTGTAATACTAATGTTTGTCCTGATAAAACAACAGTTGAAGTAGGGGTAACAGAAACAGATTCTAAAAACGATAAACTACAAGAAAAAAAATCTATAACTCAAACTTGGAAGTGGGGTAAAAAGAAATGTCAAGAGGGTTAACAACAGCAGTTAAAAACGCACTAGCAGATACACCTACATTTTGTCATTTAGTATATTTAGGTTTTGCAACACCTGTAAGAAAAACAGATAACTCTTTTGATATAGTAGATAATATTGAAGGTAGTTCTCAAACTTATAATGCTGATGGAACTTTAATGGGAGTTGGCAATGTTCCTGAATCTAATACTCCAATTAAACATAGTTTAACTTTAACATTTTCAGGAGTTGACCAATCTTTAATTTCGACTTGTTTAAATAATGATGTACTAGGAACAGAAGTAAAAGTTTATCGAGGAGTAGTAAGTGGAACAACTTGTGTAGCTGACCCATTTTTAATATTTCATGGACATATAGCAACTTTTCAAGTTAATGATGGTGGTTCAACTGCAGCTTTAGGAATAGTAGTTACAAGTCATTTTGGAAATTTTGAAAAAATAAATGGTAGAACTACTGCCGATAATTCTCAACAAAGACATTTTTCAAGCGATAAAGGTTTTGAGTTTTCAGCTTTAACAATTAGAGATATTAAATGGGGTAGAGCATAATGAATTGGTGGGCAAGATTAAAAATTAAATGGGCAAAAAAAATATTAAATAAATACGCACCAAAAGGTGAGTTTATTGCTTATATTAATAAATTAGAAGAACACCAATTAAAAAAATCAGGTGGATATGGAAAACCAATAAATCAAACAAGAATTAAATCTTTTTGGAATCCTATTTCTGCATTAATAGATTGGGCAACAGAAACAGTTGCAAGTGTTGCACCAGTATTATCTTGGTTTAAAAAATTTGCACCTTGGTTAAGTTATATCAATATAGGAATAATGGTTATTTCTTGGTTAAGAAAACCAGACCAACCAGATACTCCTAATATGGATAATATTGCAGAACAAAATGCAAAAGGTGTATTAGTAAATAAAACTTCTTCTAATTCTGCTTTACCTGTTATTTATGGACAAAGAAAAGTGGGTGGCGTTGGTGTTTTTATAGAAACATCAGGAACCGATAACGAATTTCTTTATATGATTTTTGCTTTATGTGAGGGTGGAGTTGAATCTTGCGAACAAATTTATATAGATGATAAATTAGTTACTTGGTCTGGAGCATTAACACATGGAACTGAAAGAACAGTAGGAAGTGGAGATTCAAATTTTTATCAAGATAGTGATTCTAAAATATCAGTAACTTGGTATGATGGTAGAGATGACCAAACTTATAATACAACAGTTGGTGCATTATCATCTTGGACTTCAAATCATAGATTGCGTGGCGTTAGTTATTTAGCTTTTAAATTTAAGTGGAATGAAAATTGTTTTATGGGCATACCAGATATTAAAGCAGTTATAAAAGGTAGAAAAGTTTATGACCCAAATTTAGATGGAACAAAAACTGGTGGTTCTGGTTCACATAGAGAAGATACAACTTCAACTTGGGCTTGGTCTAATAATCCTGTTCTTTGTACTTTAGACTATATGAGAAATACAAGATTTGGATTAGGAATTGCTAATAGTTTTTTTGATGGAGATTATGCAGATTGGCAAACTGCTGCCGATGTTTGCGATACAGATGTTACTCCTTATGGTTCTGCAAGTGCTATAGATTTACTAGATATGAATTATGTTTTAGATACTAAAAAAAAATGTATTGATAATTTAAAAGAAATGGTTTCAGGATTTAGAGGTTATCTTAATTATGCAAATGGAGAATATAAAGTTATATCGGAATCAACTGGAAGTGCTTCAATAAGTTTAACAGAAGATAATATTATTGGTGGTATTCAAGTATCAAGTTTAGATAGAAATTCTCGTTATAACAGAGTTATAATTACTTTTGTTAATCCAGATAAAAATTATCAATCAGATGAAATACAATGGCCACCAATAGATGATTCAGGTTTAACAAGTGCAGATCAACACGCAACAATGAAAACTGCTGACGGTGGATTTTTACAAGAGGGCAGATTTGATTATCCTAGTATTACTAATATTTATCAGGCAGAAGAATTAGCAGAGGTAATATGTAGAAGAAGCCGAAATAATATGAATGTTGCTTTAAGATGTGATGCAACAGGATTAGATTTAATGATAGGTGATTTAGTAAATGTAACCCATGCAACACCAGCTTTTTCTGCAAAAACATTTAGAGTACAAGGTATGCAAGTGAATTCTGATTTAACCACAGAATTACAACTTACTGAATACCAATCGGCTTTTTACACTTGGGCAACAAAGACACAAGCGGCAACAATACCAGATACTACTTTACCTAATCCTTTTTCTGTTACTGCACCAGCAAGTGTAACATTAACAGATGAATTAATTGAATATTCAGATGGAGTTGTTTTAACAAGATTAAATATATTAGTTGGTGCTAGTACCGATAAGTTTGTTCAATACTATCAAATTGAAACTAAAAAAACTTCTGAAAGCGATTATAAAGTTATTGCTAAAGGATTGGCTTCAGTTTTAAATTATCATCAATTAAATGTAGTTGATGGGATAGAATATTCAGTAAGAGTAAAGGCAATTAACTCTATGGGAGTATCTTCTGGTTATACAACAGCTACAAGAACAATAGTAGGTGCAACTGATACACCAGCAGATGTAAATGAATTTTCTGTTTCAATGATTGGTTCAAATCAAATGCAATTATCTTGGGAACCAGTTGCAGACCTTGATGTATCTTATTATTCAATTCGGTATCAAGATGTTACAAGTAATGCTAGTTGGGCGGCTTCAACAAATTTAACGCAAGTGGTAAGAAGAAAATCTAATAATGTAACAATAAATTCACGCCAAGGGGCTTTTCTAGTTAAAGCGGTCGATAAATTAGGAAACGAATCAGATAATGAAAAAATTGTTTATTCTAATATTTCAGGATTAGAACATTTTAAAACAGTAGCAACTTACAATGAAGAAAGTGCTAGTGCAGTAACAGGGCAAAGATGGAATGGAACTTTTGATGGAGATTGTGTTAAAGCTATGGATTCATCAGATGTTAAAATAGCAACTTTAGATACTATAACTTTATTTGATTCAACTGTTGGAAATTTTGATTCGCCAAGTGGTTTATTTGATTTAGGTGGAACTGACGCAACTTCTAATCCTACTTATTATAATAAAAATATAGAATCATCAGGATTTTATATTGGCTCAACTGAAATAAGTTTAGACGCAGTTTATGATGCAACTTTTCAAGCAACTATTGATATGATTGCAAATGACTTATATGATTTATTTGATAGTGGTAGAGGTGCTTCAGTTTTTGACGATGCTCCAGGTCCTTTTGATGGAAACTCTGGAACAAAATGTAATGCTTTTTTACAAGTTGGTTCTAGTGAAAGTTCTTTAGGTGCAATTTCTACTTACCAAAATATATCTCAACAATCTTCAATTAAAGGAAGATATTTTAAATTTAGATTAAAATTAACAAGTGATGATAATAAAGCACGACCTGAAGTATCTAAAATGCAAATGATATTAGCTTTAGAGAAAAGATTAGAAAGTGAAGAAGATGTTGCTAGTGGTGCTGGAGCAAAAGCGATTACTTATGACAATGCTTTTTATGCAAGTCCAGCGATTGGTATTGCTGCACAGAATATGGCTACTGGAGATTATTATGCAATCACTAGTAAAACAAAAACAGGATTTACTATTACATTTTATAATAGTTCGGCTGCAGCTCAAAATAGGACATTTGATTATGTAGCTAAAGGGTATGGTTTAAAGAGTTAATGTTAAACTTGAAAGACATAGGTAAATATTGTAAAGATTTAACAAATAGGAAAAATTTATGAGTCAAGTTTCAGATGTATCATTAGCCAATATCGGATTTAGTGCGTTTCGTAGCGAACTAAACGATATTCTTGGAGCTTTAAACACATCACATTTAGGAACATCTGCTCCAGGCAGTATTGCACAAGGAACTATTTGGATTGATACTTCTGCTGGTGCTACAGGTTGGGTTTTAAAATTATATGATGGTGCTGGACATATATCTTTAGGAACAATTAATTCAACAGCTAACACAGTTGATTGGACAGATAGTTCGGTTACATTCGATATTGTTAATGATACCTCTCCTCAATTAGGCGGACAGTTAGATGTAAATGGTCAAGCATTAGGCGATGGAACTTTAGAACTTTTAAAATTTTCAGAAACAGGAAGTGCTGTTAATGAATTTACGATTGCAAATGCAGCAGCTGGTAATGGTCCAACACTTTCATCTTCTGGTACTGAAACAAATGTTGATATTAATATAACTCCTAAAGGAACAGGTGATGTTGTTCTTGCTGGAGATACTGTAAAAGTTGGAGATAGTGGAGCGGCG